CAAGAAACGGTGTGCTGACAAAGGAGATAGAAGCACAGAAAAATAAGGTGCAGACGTTACAGGCGGCACTTGAGAATGCTTCATCTTCTTTTGGGGAAGCGGACAGCCGAACCAGAAGCTGGCAGATACAGCTGAACAATGCACAGGCTGATTTGAATAAAATGGAGTCTGAATTGAAAGCTAATGAGGATGCCATTGACAGACTGGGACAGGAGATGGAGGAAGCAGAAGAACAGACGGAGGATTTTGCAGAATCACTTTCAGACAGCGGAGATGTGGCAGAGGATTCATCTGGTAAGTTCGAAAAGGTCGGTTCTGTTGTCGCAGGAGTCGGCACGGCTATCGCAGCAGCGGCAGCTGCTATTGGTGCTGCCGTGGTGGCAGCAAGTGTGGAACTGGTAAAACTGGGTGATGAATATAACAAAGCGGTCAATCAGATATCCGCATCCACGGGAGCAACAGGCACGGAATTGGAAGAACTTGGTGCAATCGCACAGAAGGTCTATACCAATAATTTCGGTGACAGCCTTGAGGATGTAGCAGAGGGTTTATCCGTTGTACAGAAAACAACCGGACTTGTGGGGGATGAGTTACAGAAAGCCACAGAGTCCGGTTTTGCTTTACGTGATACCTTCGGATATGATCTTCAGGAATCGGCCCGTGCCGCCAATGCACTGATGAAGAACTTTGGTGTGGCGGCAGAGGAAGCATATAACATCATTGCAGTCGGCGCACAGAACGGTGCAGACCAGAATGGGGATTTGCTCGACACCTTAAATGAATATTCCGCACAGTATTCCGCATTGGGATTGTCAGCGGATCAGTTTGTTACCGGACTTATCAATGGTGCAGAAGCAGGTGTTTTCTCCATTGATAAAGTCGGTGATGCCGTTAAGGAATTTAACTTAAGGGCAAAGGACGGAAGCAATACAACTATAGAAGCATTTCAGGCACTTGGGATGAATGCAGATGAAATGACGAAACGGTTTGCTGCCGGAGGAGAGAGTGCCGAGGAGGCCTTCTTCGAAGTTGTGAATGCCTTAAATAATATGGATGACCCGATTGCAAAGAACACGGCTGCGGTTAATCTGTTCGGCACACAGTTTGAAGATTTACAGGCAAATGTACTTCCCGTGCTTGCCGGGATGAAAGATGGGGCGGCTGCAAGCTATGATGCCCTGTCGCAAATCAATGAAATAAAATATGCGGATTTGGATTCTGCATTGGAGGGAACGAAACGCTCCATCGAGGGTGTGTTCCTTCCAACGGTAAGCCAGATGTCCGCAGGAATAACGGATGTATTTTCCACACTGGGAAATGCAATCAATGAAGCAAACGGAGATTTCAGTCAGATAAGTGTGGCAATCGGAACAGCCATAGGAGACGTGGCAGCCATTATCACAGAGCAGATGCCGATGTTCCTTGAGTTAGGACTTAATATCGTGACCTCTATCGGAGGTGCGATTCTGGAAAATCTGCCGATTTTGATTGAGTCTGCGACTAATATTGTACTGACCATTCTGAATTCACTGATAGCCGCCCTTCCTCAGATAACCGAGGGAGCTTTGCAGTTGGTACTGACATTAGTCAACGGAATTCTTGCGAATCTGCCACAGTTGGTCGAGGCTGCGATTCAGATGATTGTCACACTGGCAACCGGAATCGGAGAGGCACTGCCACAGCTGATTCCAACTATAGTTGATGCGGTGATTTTAATATGCACCACTTTGCTAAACAACATGGATAAAATTCTGGATGCCGCTTTTTCTATCATTACCGGATTAGCCCAGGGACTTCTGAATGCACTGCCGAAATTGGTGGCTGCTTTGCCTCAGATTATTTCGTCCATCATCAATTTCATAACCACAAATCTGCCTAAGATTATTGAGATGGGTGTTAAATTGGTGGTTCAGCTGGCGGTTGGATTGGTTAAGGCGATACCACAGTTGGTGGCAAGTTTACCTCAAATCGTGACAGCCATTATTTCCGGTATTGGAAAAGCTGCGACCTCTATTGTGGGTGTCGGAAAGAATATCGTGACAGGACTTTGGAGTGGTGTTTCTTCCATGATTTCGTGGGTAAAGAACAAGATTTCCGGTTTTGTTGGGGATATCGTTGGCGGTATCAAGAGCCTGCTCGGTATCCATTCACCATCCCGTGTATTTGCCGAAATTGGTGACAACATGGCCAAAGGTCTTGGCGAGGGCTTCACGGATGAAATGGATAAGGTGTCAAAAGATATTAACAATGCCATTCCTACAGACTTTGATGTAGATGCGAGGGTAGGAGCAAATACACAGACTTCCGGTTCGGGAAGTGGGGGAACGGTGATTACTTATACCGGCCCGCTTGTGAGTGTGGCACAGATGGTAGTACGAAGTGAGGATGATATCAGAAAGGTATCACAGGGACTGTATAACCTGATGCAGTCAGGAACGAGGGCACAGGGAATTATACCAATCACCTAAGAAGGAGGAGAAGCATGGGATTTTCATTTCAGGGGATTCATTCAAAGGAAAAAAAGCTGAAAGCAAGAATTACGGGATATCCCATGCTTCCGGCTTTCAGAAATAATACGGAAAGCATACCGGGAAGGTCAGGGATACTGGATTTTGGAATGGAGTATTCCGAGCGTATCATTTCGGTGGAATGTTCCGTGTTCCCGGAGCAGGACTTTTCTGCTCTGGTACATAGAATAGATGAAATTAATGGGTGGCTGAATCCGTATAGAGGGGTTCAGCCATTGATTTTTGATGAATATCCGGACAGATATTTTATGGCGAGACTGAATACGGAAATCAGCATGGAAAGGGTATCACGGACAGCAGGTACGTTTTCTTTAGAATTTATCTGTCCTGATCCATTTGGTTATGCCGTGGAGGATGAGGTGTTTTCTATTGTAGCAGAGGGCAAGACCACTGTGAACAGGCAGAAGGGAAACCTCATATCTGAACCGATTTTTGAGTTAAATGCAATTATGGACAGCACTTCTTCTTATGTGGATATCGAGGTAAATGGAGAGTTGGTTCAGGTGAAAGGAAAACTTGCGGAAGGAGAAACCTTTGTGCTTGATACGGCAAAGCTGACGGCTAAAGTTGTGGATTCCAATACCGGGGAAACCTTGAGGAATGCTCTTTCACAGCTTGACGAGTTGGTGTTCCCGGAACTGAATCCTGGCGGTAATGAGGTTCTGGTTTCTGTAAGTGGTGCAACCTTTACGGGACTTACGATACAGGGAAGGAGCAGGTGGGGGTAATGGGATTAAAACTGCTTGTAAATGCAACCGAGGATTTCACGGGAGAATTTCGTAAGACAGTCAATACACAGGCACAGTGGAAGATGAATGATTCACCGAGCAGTGATGATGTAATTCTGCACGATTCATCCGGTTATGCGAGGAATTTTACTATCAATGGCTGGTCGGGAACGACAGCATCGACCCGTGACGGAAAACTGGGAAAATATTTTCGATTCAATACAGTAAACCCGGCATCGGAAAAAACACATCTTAGGGCAACGAATACGGGAGATTTTTTTACAGCATTAGGAAAGAGGTTAGTGGCAGGAGGGTGGATATACCCGACTACTTATTCGGTAGGGACAACATTTGTACCTATTTTCAGTACCAGAAGCGGTCCAGGCAATCCTCTGTTTTATATTTCCCTTCGTTCAGGAAGATTGCGAAATATGCTTTATGATTCTTACGGTACGTTGATTCATGATGTCATTGAACCGGAGCCGATGGGAGTGGTGCTTAAAAATAATGGTGCGTATTTTATTGGAACGGTCATTGATTTGGAGAAAAAGACCGTACAGAGCCTTGTTTGTGACAGAAGCACAGGGGATGTGTTTCAGACAGAAATCCGTTCTTTTACCGGGGAACTGAACCCTTCCTGTACTGCAGATATCGTCATGGGAATGTATGCAGATAGTTACTACTTTGCCGGAGGATTTGATGACTGGTTTTACGAAACGGATTCTGATCTGACGATTGCTGATTTGGAAGCACACTTTCTTTCCGGCTTATTGGCAAATGGTGCAGATGTGGACTCGTCTGTGGATGCCATATCGAATCCGGGAAGTGTAACCTTAAAGCAGACGGATGGAGTATATGCAGAAAGCGGTGTTCTTTATACAAGGATTTTAGACCTTGGGGAAGGTGGTCTTGCCGAAGCGGGAAAGATACAGCTTGTAGGTACAGTGGATGCAGGAATTACTTCTATTTCGGAAGTTAGGACAAGAACATCGGATTCTTTGGAAGAAGCATCTTTTTCAGATTGGGAAGCGGTCGGAACGGATGGAGTGATACAATCTCCAAATTTAAGATATATTCAGATACAGATGACGCTTTCTACAACAGATACCTCTATGACACCGGAACTGAGTGCAATTCAGATATATGAAACACCAAAGGCTCCCTATTCTAAATTGGGATATGCAAGGCCGGTGGTGTTAAGTGACAGCGGTATCAGGGAAGCAGTATTGGAAAATGCTTATGACATTATTGTTACGAGTGAATTGAATGGTTCTGACTATTTGGAATTTTCCATTCCATTCAAAGATGGGAAGCGGTCATATCTTGATAATGAAAAGAAACTGCAGATTACTAAGGATATTTATCGTATCCGAACAGTCACGGATGATAAAGGTGAGGACGGAAAGACGGTAACGAGCATTTATGCGGAAGCTGCGTTTTATGACCTTGCGTATTCTGAAAAGAAAAGTGAACAGATATATGAAGCGGAAACAGCAGAAAAGCCGATGGCTTATGCACTGCAGGGAACCGGATGGAGTGTTGGGAAAATAACGGTATCAACGAAACGTTCCTGGCAGTCCACGGATAAAAATGCCCTTTCCATGCTTCGTACCATTCAGTCCATTTATGGCGGTGATTTGGAGTTTGACAATGTAAATAAACAGGTCAGCCTGCTGACACAGTCAGGCAGCAACAGCGGTGCTGTGTTTGCTTACCGCAAAAACATGAAATCCATACAGAGAGTTGTAGACACCCGAAGCCTTGTGACAAGGCTTTATGCCTACGGTGCGGATGGTATGACCTTTGCAAGTATCAATAACGGAAAGGAATATGTGGAGAATACCGAATATTCATCCGAAATCAGAGTATCTACTCTGGATTGTTCTTCTTTTACGAATCCCTATCAGATGCTTGAATATACCGAAATGAGACTGGCTGGTTATTCAAAACCGAGCATTTCTTATGTCATACAGGTAATGGATCTATCGGTGTTAACAGGATGGGAGCATGAGAGTTTTGGTATTGGTGATGTGGTAACTGTGGATGACAAAGACTTGGGAATCCGAATCAGTACCAGAATTATCCGCATGGACTATAATGTGCAGGAGCCTTGGAAGACAGTTATTGAGCTTTCCACCAAATTAAAGGAACTGGGTGATTCTTCTGCTTCATGGGAGAAGGCAGCAGATACCCTCTCCTCATCAGATTTGCTGGACAGACAGGAAATGAAGGATTTGGTGGTAAACAACCATTTGTTGAATTCCAGAGCAGATGACGGATTCAGCTATTGGCAAAATTCCGGTTTTGATGTAGACGGAGAGAACGGTGCTTCCGGCAATGCAAGTTTTAAGTGTGTGGGAGCGTTGAATACCACAAAAACACTGTCGCAGGAAGTATATCCGGCTACCAGAAGCAGCTACACAGTATCGGCAAGCATCGCAACCGAGAATCTGAAAAAGGGAGCAAATGGAAGGGTTGGCATTGAACTTATCATTGAATATGAGGATGGTTCGGAAGAAACAAGATTTGTAGAGTTGTATTAGGAGGAATGCGCCATGTATTTTACGAGGTCGGCAGGAGCGGTCAGTGTTACCGGAATAGAAAAAGTGAAAAAACTGACGGTAAGGGTAGTGGTGCAGGACTGTACAGGAACCGTGCGTTTTACGGATGTTATGCTGCAGGGCGGTTCGGTAGCAACTGCATGGGTTTCCCATGTGTCAGAGCAGAGGTACACCTTTGATGCACAGGAGGTGTGAGGATGGAGTTTATTCGATTTGCCGGAACAATCAATACACATGAAGAAAAGAAGGTGGCAAAGGCTACTGTAAATGTAATTTTAGAGAATTGTACCGGAACCTTTTATATAACAGATATCATGTTTCAGGAAGGTAAATGGCTGACCGGGTATGTGGTAAATAATCTGGAACTTTTGCAGAAAAATCGTGTGGATGGGGAGATAACACCTGTCCGCTTTTTTAATGGGATTGTCCGTTCCGGTGTTACAGCAGTGATCACTAATGACGGAGAAGTATCAGCCGGACTGAATTATCACATCATTCCAAAAGATACGATGGCAGCAGGAGACATGAGTGTGGCTCATAATTACGGAAGCCACAAGCTGACTCTGCAGAGCGTTTTTTTGGAAGATGATATTGTTGAAATTAATGCTGATGCAAGGGTGGCAACAAGGAATGGAAGCAGGATTAGGACTGATGGATTTTATTCTTATTCGGCAGCAGGGGACAGTAAACACCAGATTAAAGTAAAGGACAGGAAGTCAGCACTTGTGCGCATGTCTTTTCAGGAGATGGCATACGGGATTGGAGGAAAACGGATGTGAGAAGGGCAAGTAACCGAAATGTCATGGCATGGACATTCATGGGAAATACGAGAATGCATCAGGTGTTAAGAGAAAAAGGAAATAAGCTGTCTCATGTTGGTATTTTTACCTTTGAAGTTTCAGCAGATGGAACAATCAGCGAGACGGGAACTGCGGTCAACACCATCCTTCCTTATGTAAAGAAATGGCCACATATTAAATGGCTTCTGACCATTATGAATCATGGTACTGCATCTATTTTTACAGCACTCAGGGAGAATACGAATGGTGCACAGGATACGTTCATTTCAGAAATCGTGAGAATTATTGACAAATATCCGTGGTGTTCCGGGATAGATATTGATTTGGAACGTGGAGGGGAGTTGGCGAACCGAACAAAGGCAAATGCGCTGTTCTCACGGATTTACTCTACTGTAAAAGCAAAGGGAGCAAACCTTCATGTAAATATCTGCCTTCCGGGTATGACCAGTGTTGGCGGTTCAGTTGGCGGCGAGAATTGGTGCGTGTATGCCGATTTGGATGCATACTGCGACACAGCAGCAATCATGAGTTATGGTATGAGTTGGGCGGGTTCAGCACCGGGATCGGTATCTCCGAGAAGCTGGCTTGAAGGCATCTACAGTTATGCTGCCAATGTAATGAACCCGGACAAAATCATGATGGGGCTTCCCGGATATGGATGGAGATGGCAGATATACGATACTACGGAGAATCTTGGTACGACCTATCGGGGAACAAGTCTTACCTATTATGCTGCGAAATATTGGATGGAGGGCTTATATAATCATACAGGTGATGCACCGCCACAGCCATTTATTCCATTCTTTTCATATTGGGATTGGACGGATATGGTCCCTTGGGGACTGCTTCATGTATATGACTTTATGGAAGGATGGGATACGAGCAGGGAAACAGCAGAGCCGACAAAGCATGAAACCTATAGTGGCAGAAAATATCTCACAACTTATCTGAAGCAACAGAAGGTTACTTTCGGAGCAATAAGTGTTGATAGGAACGGTGTGCCAGATTCTTATTCAGGCAATGCAGTCATTGGAGAAGAATATGCGTCTGTTTTGGATGAAGAAGCGGTGCTGAAATACACATTTGAAGTACCAACAGCAGGAATATATGATGTGGCTGTCGAGATAGTCTATCCAAGATGGGATAAGAATAGCATCGGAATCAGTCTTGATGGGGACAGTCAGATGCTGTCGGAATCAAGGCTGTATTTCTTATATTGGAGAAAGAAATTCTGGAGGATATTAAAAAGTGGAGTCAGCTTGTCAGCAGGAAAGCACACCATTACAGTGTCCGGTGGGGTGCCTGGAGTGGTTTTTTATGGCTTTCGGGTATGTTCGGATTTTTCACAGAAAGCGACTGCCGGGGAAGTGTACTATGGATTGAAGCCAAGAAAATTCATGGATGTGACCGGAGAAATGGTACAGCCTGACAGGGCATTTAAGGTTACTGCAGAGGTGCTTCGCAGAAAGCCGGAAAGTGCGCTTGTATGGTATGAAGATTTCTGTGATTATTCAGAAATCCCTACCAACTATTTTACAGTGCTTGACGGTTCGTGGAAGATTTGGAAGGATGAAAGTTCTGACCGTATCCGTAAGTATTCGCAGCTGGAAGGCAGTGGAAAACTGGCACTGGATTACACCGGATTTTCTGAAATCCATGTGAGGGCGAGATTTGCCTTTAAATCATCGGGAGGCGGTAAGGCAGGAGTGTTTCTTGGAAGCATCTTCTGCTGTATAAATTACGATACCCAGTGTGTGGAGTTGTATCAGGGAAGTAAGAAATTTGGCAGTTATGCATCTTCTTTCAGTAAGACCTCAAATGCAGATTTACGGAGTGATCCAAGCCTATATACCGTGGAAATGAGAATACGAGGAAATAAGGTAAGGGTATATTCCGGTGCAGCCTACACACTGAGGTTTACAGCAACCATTACT